GGTAGTTACATTATTGTGCAAACTAACACAGCCAACGTGTATGAAGTCATGGCAGTTACCAACGTTTCAACAAATGCGTTGACAGTTGTTCGTCAAGTAAACAACACAAATGCAGGCAGCGCCAACATCACAATTGGCAATGGCGTTTATGCAGTGAGCAGTCTTGAAGTTGCGCAAATTTATGAAGTTACTGACGGTACCACATTGCAATTAACACGTGGATGGTACAATACTACTCCTGCTAATGCATTTGTAGCAGGGTCAGTATTCCAGAAACTCAGTGGCAATCTTGAACTAATAAACATGAGCTCAATCAACACAGCGGTCAATGGCACACAAACTATTGCTCGAGGTCAGTTTAGTACTACAGCATTGACAGCTGCTGGTGCAGGATCTCCTGTGATACGTATGACTGGTATTTTTAACGCAACTGGTACTGCTGAAATTCCACAGATTGCAGTTAATGCTGATGATCATGGGTTGGTTGCTACAGATTATGTGAGCAATCAAAATCAAGCCAACAGCAATGCCGAAGGCGTGAGTTATGTTTACTATGCCAACGACAACAATTTTGCCTATTATCCACCAAGAACCACTGGCACAGCAGTGGGTTATCCACTTAACCAAATTGATTCAATTGTGCGCCAGGCGTTCCCATACACAGGTGCTGACCTTGACGTGATCAGCATTGTTAGCGATGGTGGCAATCCAAGCACAATCACAGTGACCACACGCTATGCTCATGGTCTTGTGCCTGGAACCCCAATAATTGTAGCATTGACAGCAGGAACAAATATATCTTATGCCACAGGCAGTTTCTTTGCCACAGAAGTTCCAAGCACAACTACATTCACATACCTGGCCAAAACAGGCGCAGCCGTGAGTGGTACAATTGCAGGTGTAGTGAACGTGCGCAGTAATGCTGTGTTTTTGCCCCGACCGTTTGACGGCGGTGTTATTCTTGGCCCAGGAACACCCACACGTGGTGCCAGTGCTGTGCGTCAAACAAAGAAATACTTCCGCTATCAATCTGGTAAAGGTATTTTGTTCACATCGGGTACAATGTTACAACCAACATTTGATATTGCAGCTCTGGCAGCATCTGGTACAGCCGCAGGTAGCAATATCACAGTGACCACAGACATTGAGCACGGGCTCAACGCAGGCGCAATAGTTAAAATCAGCGGTGTGACCACCTCAGGATACAACGACACTGACTACACTGTGACCAGCATTGGTAGCGACCTTGCGTTTGTGGTTCAAGCACAAAACACTTTGGGTTCAGTAAATCCTGAGCTGGGACAACAACCTCGAGTCAATGTCACATCATGGCACGGTGCCAGCATTCGTGCTGGTATCTTTGACGATCAAAACGGCCTGTTCTGGGAAGACAGCGGTCAAAGTTTGAATGTTGTACAACGTTCAAGCACACAGCAATTGGCTGGATTTGTGTCAGTAGGCGTGGGATCAAACTTGGTCACCGGCGACGGTACTTGTCGCTTCCAGGACCAAACCAACAATGGTGATACGGTGATTATTCAAGGTATGACCCACACTGTGACATCAGTACTGGACAACAACCGCATGACAGTTGTGCCCACATACCGTGGTGTTGAAAATCAAGTTCGTGTTAAAATGACCCTGCGCAACGAGATTCGTGTAACACAGCCTGACTTCAACATTGACACACTGGACGGAACAGGCGTGTCTGGATACACAATTGACCCATCAACCATGCAGATGTTGGGAGTTGAATACTCTTGGTACGGTGCGGGTTATGTACAGTGGATGGTTCGTGGACAAGATGGTGCGTTTATCATGGCACATCGCAGACCCAACAACAACTTGAACAACGAAGCTTACATGCGTTCAGGTAACTTGCCAGGTCGTTATGAAGCCATTAACGAAACTCCAGTGAGCAGTTTGGACGGTGCTATTACCAATGTTCAAACAACTATTCCATTGCGTGATGCCACATTCTACCCAGCGGCGTCAGTGACATACCCTGTGTTCTGTATGATTGATTCAGAAATGATCAAGTATTCAGGCAAAGCAGGCAACACCCTAACAGGTGTCACACGTGCCGCTACATTCACACAGTGGACTGACGGCGCAAGCCGTAGCTTTACATCCAGCGCAGCCGCTGCTCACTCAGACAACACTGGTGTGATACTGGTATCCAACACATGTACTCCACTGGTCAACCACTGGGGTTCAGCGGTTATCATGGACGGCCAGTTTGACAACGACGAAGGTTATCAGTTTACATTCAACCGTACCAACTATGGTTTGCCAGGTGTGATTGGTGCCAAACAAACTGTGTTCGTCATGCGATTGAGCCCGTCAGTCAGCAATGGTATCATTGGTAATCTAGGCGAACGTGAACTGATCAATCGTGCGCAGTTGACCTTGGCCAACATGACTGTGCAGGTAAGCGCAGGACGTTACTTGGTTGAAGGTATCTTGAATCCGTCAAACATTGACGCTACTAACACAACCTTCTCAGGACTCAACAACACCGGTGGTGGGTTCCAGCCTAGCTTCTCACAGTTCTCCACTTCTCCACGTTACAACGGTGAGACCACAGGCGGTGTGACATCATCACTGTTTGGATCCACAGGTGGTTTCACCAAGTCAGGAACCAAGGCCACATTCTCAGGCACTGCCATTAGAACCTTTGCAGGATTGAGCCTGACCAACGTGGTAAGTTCAGGAGCCAACGCCAACGTCACTGTGCAGTTGACTCCAACAGGTACCGTATACACCAACAGTACTGTACAGATCACAATTCAGAATGCAGGTACTGGATATGTTGTGGGAGACACAGTGAAAGTTCTGGGTAATGTTATAGGCGGATCAACTCCAGGGAACGATTTGGCCTTGGCTATTGCTGCGATTACAACTGAGATTGTGGGCGGAGAACGCTTGTTTGCTATCCCAATCTCCACAACCAATGCTGGTGTGTTGGACTTGAGTTCAGTCAAACAAATTGGTACCAGTGCTGTGCCAGGAACAGGCGTGTATCCAGATGGCCCAGAGTTGCTGGCTATTCAGGTCACTGCGTTGACAACGCAATCAAGCCCAGTTGGTGAGGTGCAGTTGCAGTTCCAAGAATCACAGGCCTAACATCAACGAGCAAGGTCCTGCTCCACACGCAGGATCTTGTCTTGTACAGCTTCCATATTCACAGTTGACCACAAGCCAGGGTGCATGGGTCTTGGCCATGTGCCCGAATCTATCCAGGCATAGCCCAGGTGTTCGTCATTTAGCACAGGCACAAACTCTGACTCCACAACACAAACAAACGTGTGATACACAAAGTCACCATCTGCTGATGTGAATTTTTCTATGGGGATTAGTTTTTGGTATGTGGGAAAACTGCCAAGCTCTTCTATGCATTCTCGTTCCATGCCACCCAGCACAGTTTCGCCAGACTCTACCTTGCCGCCGGGCACGCCCCAGGCACCGGGATGTTTGGAATCGTTGCGTAGTAGGTACAAATATCTAGCAGTTTGATTGCTACGAAACCAAACACCTACGGCATTTACAGGACCAGACTCCAGTCCCCTCCGGGGTACACTCCTTGATAGCTTTTTATCCATTCTGCGCCCGTCCATTTGTATTGTATTGAAGTTGTTAAATTTGTAACAAACTGTATTTCAGTTTGGGTGTCAGCAATAAACGCCACGTCCCATCTTGCACCATCATATTGAATGATGTCGTTTGCGCTGGCCACTAGTGGTCTCCCATTGGCACCAACCCAGGCTGTGGCAGGCGCTGAGTTATCTTCAGCACCAGTAGCTTCGGTCAACAAATATCGTTGTCCTGCGGCTGATGCCGGCAGTCCTTGACCAGGGCCACTTGCTAATGGATTTATCACTGCGTTGATGGCCGTCAAACTATTCTGAGGTGCAGTGTCGGCGTCAATGTTGAATATCAAGAATCTTTCATCATTGGGGTTTACCGCAATGGTACCAATCACCTGGCTACCATCATCTTGATCCAACCTAATTTGACTAATGCCTGGACGCAAAACACCATACATGCCAATCACAGCTGGCCACAACAGCGTACTGTCGCTCACAATAGTGGTAGCAGCCAGCTCGTCGTTTGTGGGCTCTTGCACTATCAATTGTTGTTGTAAACACTGAATTTGATTGCCAATCACAACCACAGCATAATTGTATGGTGTGATTTTTTGTCTTGTGCCCAACAACAAGTCATTGTTGATAATAGCATCCACAAAGTCGCCTTGGGCATCGTACATGCTGGCAATCACACGCTCAATAATGCCCAGTTTCTTGACCTTGGCAGGTGAGCTGATCCAGATTGGCAAGTTAAATTTCAACGTGCAAATGTCAATGGGATTTTCTGTGCTGATAGGTATAGTACGACTGGTCCATTGAGTGGATTCAAGCTCAACCACACTCAATGATGTCCAATCCAAGAAGTTGTCTGTGCTTTGCACTTCCAACGCAGGATTAAACAGTGTGAGAATCTGCTCCAGGATCTGAAACTTCTGATTGGTGTTTGATGTCCAAATGTCCAGAGTAATGGTTAGTTTGTAAGGCACAGGCATCAAGCGTTCAACAGTGAATGCATTGCCCTGTGTGGTCTCATACGTTTCTGTATCTTGGTCGTAGGTGCGTTGACGAATGGTGCGTTTGCTCACGTGATAAGGTTCTTGCATTCTAGGACGATCGTAATCCAACCCAGAAATGTAAAAGGTCATCATGGGAGTAGCAGGCAAAAAGTTTGCGGAGTTTTCTTGTATGATTGTTTGTGCATTACGACTGGCATCACCGTAACGCACAGGAACTCTTAGCAAGGCAGCCGCATCTGATCCTTCTTGACGTTCGTACTCGACCTGGAACCCAGAAAAGATCCTAGTAAATTGCAGTAAA